ACGATAAGGAACTTTTCCACCAAAAGATGTAACAAAAATAATAGTTGGCGATTCTGATTTTTCCATACAAGGAGCAAAGAGTTGAGATAGATACATAGGCCCCGTGACATTTATATCATAGGCCTTTCTAAAGTTTTCTGGGGTTTCATTAATAATATAAGTTGGGCCTGAGCCCCCACCAGCATTATTAACCAAAAGATCTAAAGTAATATCTTTGTATTTTTCAAAGAATACTTCTATTGCTTTAGAGTCTGTAATATCTAAGCTATATACCTCAACATTATCAGATATTAACTCAGACACTTTAGACAGGTTTCTTGAAACAGCAATAACTTTATAGCCATTTTTAGACAGTCGCTTAACTGTTGCTAGCCCTACACCTTTGCTTGCTCCAGTTACAATTGCTGTTTTAATATTAATGAATCCAATGTTGTGGAACCATAATCTTTTCGCCACTCTTAACTAAATGAGCAGTGTGGTGATACGGTGGTGATGGTGGGAATACGATAATGCTTCCTGCTTTTGGCTTTACAGCAAAAGTATAATTGCCATTCTTTTCTGCTTCTGCAAAATCTGGTTCTGGACTAGAAGCCTGCAAAACTCCATCTGGGGATGCAATAGTAAATGAAATTTCTCCACCTTCGTAGTCATCATTTAGGTACATAACAAAAGAAACTTTGAGTCTTTCGTCACCTTCTTGTTGATCAAAATGTGCCCCCATATATGTTCCAGCTTGGTACTTTTTAATTGGATATTGTGGAAATAGTTTTGGCTCATCGGTAATTCCATGCGCTTTTGCATAGTCTCTTGCTACGTCGTCAAATGCTTTCTGTAAAGTATCGTAGATGTATTTATTTTTTTCATCAGTATCGGCAGAAAGGGTAATCTGCTTATCTGTTCCGTACACGTAGTGCTGTCCACTACAGGCCATCCACTCACCCCAAGGATCTTTGTTATCGTTCTCAATTGCATCAACAAGTTTCTTTGGGTCTTCAATTACGTTTGTGTAATAGTAAACCTTTTCCTCAAGTATTTCTCTATCCATTTGGTGCCTCCTAGTACCTATTCTTTTCATAATGATCTTTTTCTTTAATGAATCCAACTAAAACATATCTTATTGGTCCATCTCCTACATGTCTGACTCCATGTTCATATTCCTCATTACCTGGAAAAAATAACATAGTTCCTGGCTTAGGCCTTAATTGGATATCAAGGTTTGGAAAGAATAACTCACCATCTAAATAGTCATCATTAATATATACAATTGTAGCATATTTTATAGATGGATCTGTTTTTTGATCAGTATGAGATTTTAACTCTACGCCTGGCTGCATTCTTTGAATTGTTGCAAAACCACTTAGGTGTAATCCTGGATCAGCCGACACAACCATTGAATTTAAACCGTCATATAGGGGTCTATACATTTCGTGAGAAGATATGTTAAAATTTTTATCTTTCCAGTTTTGAGTAATTTCAAATTTACCTTCAGCAACTAGATTATCAACATCATCTCTTCCAAATTTTTGCATACAGAAGTTTTTTAGATTAGCATGATATTCAACTTCCCAGTCCTCTTGTGATGTGTTATCTATAATATTCCATAAAGTATCTATCTGATCTTGCGACAAAAAGCCTTCAACAGAAAATAGTTCTGAAGTAATATCTTCAACTACATATCCACTATCTGTTAATTGCTTTTTTAAAGACTCAATCATTTTAGATATCCTCTACCTTATATTTATTTCCATCTGCATCTAATTTCCAACCTTGCTTTAAGAGTTCTTGCCATTCTGCTCTTTCAATTTCTTGTTGTGCTCTGGTTGCTTTCATTTCTTCAGCCCAAGCATCTCTTAGTTCTTGTGGATAATCTGATTCTTCTCTATCATCCCAGAAAGATCCAAGGGTGTATCTAACTCCACTAGTTATAAGAGTTACTTCGTGCATATTGTTAAATCCCCCGTCAAAGGCAGCAAGCATTCCAACTTTAGGCTGTAGACTTATATCTTGATCTGGGAACTGTAACATACCACCTTCAAAGTCATCGTTTAAATATAGAAAGGCCGCATATCTGCTTCTTGTAAAAGCACCAGAATGACCATGCTCGTCTGTGTTGTCAGAATGCTTTCTTGCATATGCTCCTGGCTCCCACTTTTGTGTGTGGTACCCAATTTGAGAAATTATCTTTGGATCAAGGTCGTGAACACTGGCAACAGCATCAATAATTCCTTGTTTCATTTGTGAGAATATATCACTTGGCAATCCTTCATTTTCTACATGCTCATCATTGTCTTGTGGCAACACTGAAGAATAAGACTCGTAGAAAGATATAGGCATCCATGTAATCAATCCAAGTTCTGCATGCTTATCTAAAACCTTTACAAGTTTAGCAGCAGTATCTGCATCAATAAAGTTTTCATAAACAACTATGTCCTTAGTTATTCTTTTTTTATTATCTAGATTCATTTTATCCTTCTTTCTTTATCAGCACTATCTTTATTTGGATTGTCATCTCTAAATTTTTGCATGATGGCTGGTTGCATTTCTGCCCAAACATCTTTTCCAAATTCTTTTTCTTTTTCAAACCACTCGGGGGCTCCAACTGAGTACTTCATCCAATACATTCTGGATAAATACTTGTTTGCTCCTGTTGCTGGCATTACTCCATGAAGATATACATTGTCTCCATCTCTTAAAATTTCTGGGTGACCTGATGGAAATACAAGGAAATCCCCTGCTTCTGGCTTATACTTATAAGCTTCTCCATTTGCAATAAAGTCAATCTCTCCGCCTTCATAGTCATCGTTAAAATATGCAAGTGCTGTTATGGCAAACTTATATCCTGGACTTATGATTGGCTCTCTAATATAATCTGAGTGATATGTCATTGCAATCGGATCATCTATATCTGTTCTATATCTTGCTATAGATGGACCAGTCATTTGCCATTCTTGCATTGATGTTCCATCATTTGCCAATACCGTTTTTTCTTTATCAAGATCTACACCGTTACGTCTGGCATAGTCTTCTGTTACTAAGTGAAAATTTTTAAATAGCTCTAAAATTGCAAGTCTTTGAGATTCTTGCTTTTCTGTTTTTGTTTCTATTTGTTCAAGATACTCAACATTAAGTCTATGAGGATGATCAGTAAAAGTTGGGTTTAGATATTCTCCAAAATGAGACCATTGTGTCCAAGGACTAAAAAGCCCATCCTCTTCTCCATTAGAATTCTTTAACTGAGAATGCGTATTGGCAATATCTGTAAAAAGATTCTTATACACAAATATTTTAGGATATATTTCTATTGGTTCAAGATTATTGTTTGGCCAAGGATATGTCATGGTTGTCTTTCTCCTGTGTGCTTTACTATCTCCCAGAAGAATGGGCATGTAAATCTTAGACCACTTTTAATTTCAGTAACACCATGAATATAGTTTTTATCTCCTGGAAAGAAATAAGCAGCACCTTTTTTAGGTTTAAATTGAACTCCTTGTAATGGAAAATATAGCTCTCCACCTTCGTAGTCGTCATTTAAATAAAACAAACTTGAAAGATCATAGTTAGGAAAATCATTTGGAGTTCCAGCATCTGGTCCTTCGTGAAGTTCTTTGTCTGCATGAGGTTTTTGAAGTTGTCCAGGAAGCCACTTAACAATAGTTGTTCCAGTTGGAATAACTTCTACTTTGTAAAAATCTTCAACAATAGGTTTTAATCTTTCAAATAATCCAGCAATGACTGGTGCAATAGTAGGATCATTTTTATTTAAAGATGGACTTGTTGCAACTCGATCTTTCCAATAGTCAGAATCATAGACGACTGTGCCATTTTCATTTACATGGCTTTCAGTCACATCCCAAATTGTTAAAGACTTGGCAGCCTTTTCAAGAAACTCTATCTCTTCTTGAGTCATAAAGTTTTCTAACTCAACAATCATGTCTTTGCTATCGCCAAACCAGCCAGATGGAGTTATAGATGGTGTTCTTTTTACTACTGCATATGAGTCTTTGTTTTGTTCCATATTTATATTATATCACCCTTCGTTTTATCCGTTACGCTTAGTTTTAATGTTTTTACCTCATGAGAACCCTGGGATTCTTCTTTTTCATTTACTGCATCTCTGTACCAGTCTGTCCATTTCCCAGACTTATTTATTTCCTGTGCAGCATTTCCATAAGAAATATTAGCCTCTGATCTTTTTCTATCATTGTCTTGGTATTGAACAATTTCAATATTTGTACCATTTAAATTTGATAAAGATATCGGAATAATTGTAGCAACTGGAGTTCCAGCTTTAATAACTACCTTTTTGTTTGAAACCTTTGCTTTAATAGCTAATGGCAAAGGGTTATCATAAAAAGAAGTGCTCATCAAAGATGACATTGTTTCAAACTCATTACTAAAATAATTCACTGGATTAATAGTAAAAATACTTACGTCTTTATCTGTTCTAAAAACCAAACCAGTATTTAAACTTATAGAAGACTGACCCCTTCCAGAGTATGCTCCCATTGGACTAAATATTTCAATGGTGTCTGGAGTTTGATCATTAACTCCATTCCAAATAAACTCAATATCGGTTGAACAAGAAAGGCTCCAGCCAATTACGTTTGATTGGGTTACTGGAAAACATCTATAGGCATGACCTTCTGACGTTACATCCATCCAATCTCTTTTAATTGACATGGGCTGAATATCAAACAAAGCCCCTTGTGTTTTTTCAACTGAGATATTAAACATTAGTCTGCCTCTGCACTATACATTTCTGGAGTGTGAAACTTTTTGCTGTAGTCAAGCATTGTCACAATAGAATATTTAGTTCCAGAAGTTACTGGCATTGCTTGATGTGGATACATAAAGTTTGATGGGAAAATAAACAAATCCCCAGCTTCTGCTTTGACTTTTAGATTTTGTAGTCTAAAGAAAAGCTCCCCGCCCTCATAGTCATCATTAACATATGAAACCAAGGAAACAGTACAGTTATAAGAAAAGCCATGGTCATGATGTTCCATAAAGTGTTGACCTTGACCATACTTAATAAAATTAAAAGCTTCCCAGTATTTTAAATTATTAATGTTATACATTTTACAATAATCGTCTACTGCTGGTGATTTTACATCGTACAAGTCTTGCCAAAGAGATTGAAGATTTAAACTGACTTGACTCTTATCATTTTCAATATCCGTTTTCTTAAACTTAAAATCATTACAATCTCTGTAGTCTGGCATTAGTTGTTTGTATCCAACATAAGCTGGCTGCCAACTATACCCAGTGTTATCTCCTTCTGGCTTAAGGTTGTCTTCAATTCTTTTTATTACATCAATTTCTTTTTTAATAACTCCTTTATAGACCCATATTCCATTGCCAAGGTCTATCTTTTCTGTCCATGTTTTCATGCTATTCTCCTTATTTATATTCTCGTCTTGACCAAACTTTATTCTTATATACCCCGCCGTCAGGCTGTCTATAAAACTTCATAGTACTAAACCTTTTGCTAAAAATTTCAGACTGTTCTAATATTTCTATTTCACTTGTCCAGTTTTCTCTTTTAAATGGTAATACTTGTAAGTATGGAGTTCCTGCTGGAATTGTTCCTTCCCAGCCTTCTGCAATAAAAAATGGGAAACTTCCAAGTAAATGAGTTTTATCTGAGTCAACAATCCCTGTTGTATTTAGAAATGGTAAATCAAATCTATTCATTGGTGTCATAAAAAGCGCACTGTATCCTTCTGGAAGTTCAAGTCCCCAATCCGAACTCCAAGCAAAATGATGTTTGTAATACCCTGCTGGATGCTCGAACTGTGGCATTGGTGGTCTTTGACTGCAAAAATCCTGATACCTTTTATCTTCAATCTTTACACGAATAATCCCTTGTTCGTTTTTATAAAATAGTAAATCACAAGGAGTTTTAAAAACATATCCTGTTGAAAAGCCATCCATAATTGCTGGGCATGCTTTCCATGTAGGAATCTTTCCATAATCATTGGTTGTGCCCTCTTTAGGAAACGGGCAAACTTCTTTTGGCGCTTGATAGTATTCCCCGTTTGGCATTTTTGAAAACCTGTCTGCATCCTTATACCACTCTGGTATTTGTGTTTGTGTTGGTGCTGGGACAGACACATGCTCTTTATCTATCCCGTGCCTGAAAGATCTAAATATAGCAACTAAAGACATTACTTGTGCCCCAATTCATTAATATCTGTCATAATAACAACGCAATACTTAGTTCCTGATTTCATTGGCAACGATGCATGCTCATAGATGTAGTTTGATGGAAAGATTGCTATATCTCCAACTTTTGGAGTGTGAACAAAATTATCTAATCTTGGAAACTTAATTTCTCCACCCTCATAGTCATCATTGATATAGATAACAGCAGAGACCGTACAGTTATAAGATGGTCCATGGTCTGCGTGAATATTAAAGTGTGTTCCTTCACCTTCATACTTTACAAAGTTAAATGCTTCGTAATATGTAACATTAATTCCCCAATAATGAGCATAGTCATCAATACATAGTTTTAACTTTTGATAAATTTCTTCATGTAAATCAATAAGACTTTCGTTGTGCTCATCTTTTGGTCCAAGGTTTTCTTGTTTATATTTAAAGTCTACACAATCTCTTGCTTTTTTAATTGGAGCGTCAGAGTTTGTAACTTTAGCCTCTGACCATCTATATTTTTTATCTCCTGAAAGATTGTGCTCAAGTGTATTGATGTATCTTTCTGAATCATCTTTAGAAAAAACATTATGATAAATGTTTAGTCCCAATCCTGGATTACTAACATTAATATTACTTTGAGGCATTGCTCTAGCAATTCTTGTTGATGCTGTTTCTGATCTATCTTTGGTAAACCAAGGATTTTCGTTTTCATCATACGTGTCCATGAGATTCCTATCTTTTAATGGTATAACTTTATTATAGCATAAAGGTATTAATTAAATCAAAATACAGCAAGTGTCAGCACTCCCATATTTTTTAAAGCCAACAAATTAACTGATACTTGTTGCCATTTTTAACTTCATGCTCCAGGTAGTGGTGTTCTGCTGGATGAATAAGAAGTTGTCCAGATTTTGGTTTAATTTTTATACCTAAATCTACGAACTCTATTTCTCCGCCATCAAAGTTATCATTAATAAAATATTTAAAAGAAACTATCTTATTAGTTTCATTGTTATGATTATCTTTCATGTGAAGTTGCTTAGAGCCATTTGCAAACTTGGTAAAGATAAAGTTAGGGAACAGGGGGTTTGGCATATCTTTTTTCTTGCAATAGTCTATTGCTGATTTTGTAAAAACCTCAGATGCGATCAAAGACAATTCGTGTAAGAATAAGTGTGATCCAAAGCTCAGATCTACTTTAGTATCGTCTTCTAAATTTTCAAAACCAAAATTTGTGTGCTTTAAACTTAAGGGGTGCATCCTTTTCCATGCAAATTGACTATCTTCCATTCCTGCAATATCTTCAAGTGCTTCTATCGTTCCATTTAGGTCAATATCTACATCATATAAATATATACCGTTAAAAATTTCCACTACCATTTTCCAATTGGACAGGTCGCTTCTTCTAGCTTGGTCTTAAGATGCATAAAGCAGCCACATTTTTTACATTGTTTGCTTAGTTTAATAAATTGTGGGCAGCCTTTACAAATAGAATATCTATCTGCAGCAACTTCATCTAAAGATCTAGGTTTGTTTGGATTTAATAAATCCCATGGTTTTACTGAATCAGTCATGAAATAATTGTAGCACAGATCTTATTAAGTGTTAGTTACATCTACAACATTTATGATTTGCAATAAAGGCTGCGTTACAAAGTGCTTGTGAGACCACACCAGCTGATGTTGGAGCGCCTGCGTTGGCACAATGAAAGGCACAAGTCCCAGTTGTACTTACGTATACATAAAAAGTAACTGCAAAGAACGGGAAAAATGGAGGGAAGAATGGTGGGAAGAATGGTGGAAAGAACGGAAAGAATGGAGGGAAGAATGGAGGAAAGAATGGAGGGAAGAACGGTGGAAAGAATGGAAAGAACGGAAAGAACGGTGGGAAAAATGGAGGGAAGAATGGCGGGAAGAATGGAGGGAAGAACGGGAAGAATGGGAAGAATGGAGGGAAAAATGGTGGGAAGAACGGTGGGAAGAATGGAGGGAAGAATGGGAAGAAGGGGAAGAAAGGTGGGAAGAATGGTGGGAAGAATGGGAAAAACGGCGGGAAGAACGGTGGGAAGAACGGAGCTATAGTTGTAATAGATCCAGAATCTGGAGATGCAGCAGATGTTCCATTAGCATTAGTTGCTGTAACTGTATAAGTTTGAGAAGTATTAGCAGTATCTGCAATAACAATAGGAGAAGTAGCTCCTGTTCCACTAGTTCCGTCAGATCCTGTTACGGTAAAGCTAGTGATAGTGCTACCGCCAGTTGCTGGTGCGGAAAAAGCAATAGAGTTTTGATTAACTCCAGCAGTAGGTGTTGGAGCAGACATTGTTGCTGGAACTGTTGTTGCGGTAATAGATGCTGATGCTGATGATGCTGTTGAAGTTCCAGCAGCGTTAGTAGCTGTTACGGTAAATGTGTAGGCTGTGGCAGATTGCAGTCCAGCCACTGTAATTGGGGAACCAAAAGCACTGCCAGTATATCCGCCAGGAGAAGATGTTACGGTAAATGATGTAGCTGCTGGAGATAACGCAGGCAAAGAAAATGTAACTGTTGCTGCGCCATTATTAAAGGCTCTTCCAGTTCCAACATCAGTTGCTGTTACACCAGTAGGAGCCATTGGCTCTAGAAAGTCATTTGAAGCTTGTGACTTCTTTCCTATCTTTTTACCTGATGCCATTTAGATCTCCTATTTGGTACTACGCTGTTAAATCGCCAAAGACTACCCAAGTATTTGCTGCTCGCTTGAATAGTGTACATGATGACCATTGTGTTCTTAATTTTAATCCTGGTGTTGCGTTAACTGTTACTGTTCCATCAACTGGGGCAATCGTTACTTGTCCCGCTCCAGTTTGAAGAATATCAACAGATGTTCCGACTGGATACGCTACTGCTGTATTGGTTGGAATTGTTACTGTTACGCCAGTTGCTGAAGATACTTCAATTAATGAATCTCTTTCAGTAAGTGCTGACAGAGTATATGCTGCTGTCTTTTGAACAATTGGTGTTCGTGAAGGTACGCCTTCTTTTGCCTGTGTGCCATCTGTAAATACAATTCCTTCTGCAGGAAGAGTAACAGTACCTGTAAATGTAGGAGAAGCAAGTGGGGCTTTATTACCAAGAGCTGTTGTAATTGTAGCTGCGTAGTTGGCATCATCGCCAAGTGCTGCTGCAAGCTCATCAAGGGTATTTAATGCTGCTGGGGCACCAGTTGTTAATACGGAAAGTTCTTGCTGTACGAAACTTGTTGTAGCAATCTGTGTTGTATTAGTTCCAGTTACTGCTAAAGTAGCAGTTGGAGTTCCAGTAAGTGCTGGAGATGCTAGAGGGGCATAAGTTGATGCTGCTGTAGCAGACGCTAGTTTAGCATCAAGTTGTGTCTGAATAGCTGAGGTAACACCATCAAGGTATCCAATTTCTGTGTCTGATACGTTAGCAACAACTGCTTGCTTGTTGTTTAGTTGTGTTTGAATAGGTGAGGTAACACCATCTAAATATCCGATTTCAACATCTGATACGTTAGCAACAACTGCTTGCTTGCCATCTAATTGTGTTTGGATTGAGGCTGTTACGCCATTTATATAGCCAAGTTCTGTTGAATCAACTAGTCCAATTGATGTTGTTGAAGGAAGTGTTACTGTTCCTGTAAATGTTGGGCCAGCAAGAGGTGCTTTTAATGCTACGTTTGTAATTGTTTCATAAGTTGTAGCAGCTGTTGCTGAGGCAAGCTTTGCATCTAAAGCTGTTTGTGTAGCAGTTGAAATTGGCTTTAATAAGTCTGCTATATTATCAACATTGTCTAGGCCAACGTGGGCTTTTGTAATTCCTCCTACATTTCCTGTAAAAGTTGGTGAGGCTAGTGGTGCTTTAGCATCTAATTGAGTCTGAATAGATGAAGTTACACCATCAACATACCCAATTTCAGTTGAAGAAACTGTTGATGAGATACCAAGCTTTGTCCAGTCAATTGCTGCGGTGGCATTGATGTCTTCGTTAAGAATAGTTCCATCAAGAATCATTGTGCTTGTTACCGTGCCAGAAGGCAGGGTTACAGTCCCTGTAAATGTTGGAGAGGCTGATGGTGCTTTAGCATCTAATTGTGTTTGAATCGCTGAAGTAACTCCATCAACATAGTTAAGTTCAGTTACAGATAAAGTTGCGCCATCAAGAATATTTAGCTCAGTCGCAGTTGCGGTAAGAGCAACAGCCTCATTAATTTTTGGGGATGTAAGGGTTTTATTTGTAAAAGTTTCAGTTCCCGCAACTGTAGCAAAATTATCATCTGACAATGCAGCATTAAATTCTGCAGTTGTTCCAAGCAAAATATTTGAATTTAAATTAATTGACTTGCTATATAGTGTTTGAGCACCTGCATCAAGAATTACAGTTCCTGTTAAATTAGGTAGCGTAATAGTTCTATCTGCTGTAGGATCTTCTGCTACTAGACTTGTTTCAAAATCATTTGGAGTAACTCCTTCAAATTTAACTTCATTTTGAATATTAATTACTGTGCTGTCAATAGTTGTTGTTGTTCCAGAAACTGTAAGATTTCCTGAGATAGCAACATTTCCGCTTCCATCAGAAAGAACAACCGTACCTGTTGCGTTAGGCAATGTAATAGCACGATCAGCTGTTGGCTCTGTTACCTGTAAAGTTGTTTCAAAATCATTTGCTGTAGCGCCTTCAAAAACAACGCCAGTCTTTGTTAAAACATTAAATGTAGCATCGAGTTCTGCAACTCCAGATGCTGCTCCTTTAGATGTAAGAAGAATATAGTCGTCTAAAGATCCACCAAGGTCTGACATGTCTTTAAAATATGGAAGGTCAGCCCAGTGAACAATTCCATCACCTATTTTAAATTGACCAGTATCTGTTTCAAAACCTAGCTCACCAGCTGCAAGAATTGGACCATCTCCATCATTTAAAGAAATCCATTGAGCTGCAGTTCCTCTGCGCTGTTGCATTCTAGTTGCCATATTTAGTTCTCCTTTTGGGTGCTACCCATTACTCATATTATTATAACATGAGTTTAGTTAAAATTATCTGCTGAAAGTCCGCCATCCCAAGTTTGACTAAATAGAGTTGTGTTGTAAACACCAGTCTCTATTAAGACTCCTTCGGTATTATAGCTTCCTCCTTCAACAAATATACTTGAAAGCAATCCATTTCCACCAATTGAGGTATCGTGGATATGATTTTGTAAAAATTCGGCATCGGCCACATTTGCTAATGCTCTCCAACTAGAATCATAAAAAATATGCATTCTATTGAAAACCGTATCATAGTACAACTGTCCATTTACAGGACTAGCTGGGGCACTTGCTGCGCTAGGCACATTTGGTGCTTTACTGTCTACGTAATCTTTTGTTGCTGCGTGATTATTTTCGGTTGGGGTAGCAACTACTACCGTTCCACCAAAGGAACCTCCATTGGTTACGGATAATCCGTGCTTAACCTTAAAGTCTTTAGTAGTAGTTGCCATTCCCGTCCTCTTTTCTTTTTACTGTATTTTTAAATTATGCTTCAATGTAAGTCTTGTGTAACTTAACTGAAGTGTCTGCTGCTGCTGCAGCTACTGTAAGAACAACATTTCCAGCACTGTATGCTGCAGAGATTGTTCCAAGAGTAGCATTGCTAATTACATTAGCATACTCTGTAATATATACATTGTTTGCTCCGTCTACTGTTACAAGTATTTCACTTGTCTCAATATCCCCAGATTTTTTCATCTGAACTAAGTATTTAGCGCTTGAATAAGTTGTTGCTGACCATGTGTCAACTGTAGTTGCTGAAGTTCCAGCAGTCCCTGTTGAAGATCCAACAAGAGAATCTGGCAGAGCAAGGCTTGTACCAGATGCTGCTCCAAGTGTTGGAGTAACAAATGTTGGGCTAGTAGTAAATGCTACTGTTCCAGATCCTGCTTCATCAGTTAATGCTGCTGCAAGGTTTGCAGAAGATGGTGTAGCAAGGAATGTGGCTACGCCAGTTCCAAGACCAGAAACATCATTTGCAATTCGTACTGTAAGAGTGTTGCTTGCACCATCAATTGTCTTATTTGTTAATGTTTGTGTATCGGTTGTACCAACAACACTGCCAGCTACCCCGTGAACACCAGTTGTAAGACCTGAGTGTGTTGAAACATATCCTGAAGCAGTGGTGTTTGCATCTGTTTCTGCTGTATCAACGTACTGCTTTGTTGCTGCACCAAGGTTTGCTGATGGATCTGCTGAAAGGACAAGAAGTCCAGTCATTGTATCGCCAGCCTTGGCTACTTTTTCTCCTACTAAGTTAGTAAGTGTTGAAGTAAATGAAGCATCATCATTGATTGCTGCTGCTAACTCATTAAGAGTATTAAGAAGTGCTGGTGCACCGTCTACAAGTGCTGCTACTGCTGCATCAGCATATGCTGTTGTAGCAATTTGAGTATTGTTTGTCAGTGCTGCTGCTGTTGGGGCTAATGGTACACCAGTTAGAGATGGTGAAGCCAAAGGTGCCTTTAGTGCAACATTTGTAATTGTTTCATAAGTTGTAGCAGCTGTTGCTGACGCAAGCTTAAGATCAAGTGCTGTTTGTGTTGCTGTAGATACTGGCTTATTAGCATCGGTTGTGTTATCAACATTTGCTAGACCAACGTCTGTCTTTGTAATTCCAGTAGGTGTATTAATTACTGGAGAAGTAAGAGTCTTGTTAGTAAGAGTCTGAGTATTAGTTGTTCCAACTACCGCACCAGTTGCACCATGTGCTTCTGTAAGGTTTGCGTGTGTTGATACATATCCTGAAGCTGTTGATTCTGCAGCAGATTGTGCTGAAGAAGCTGAACCGTATGCGTCATAGGTATTTGCTGTTACAGATACTGCACCAGTTGTATCGTTATATGAAAGACCTGTGCCGACATTGTTTCCAATGGCATCTTGTGCTCTTTCGGTTGTGAAGTAAAGGTTTGTTGAGCCTTCTTCAATATCATCTGTATCAATTGCATCTACTGCTGTGGTAATATCTGAAGTAAGGGCTACTGTACCAGTTGCGTTTGGAAATGTTATTGTACGATCCGCTGTTGGGTCAACTACTGTAAGAGTAGTTTCAAAAGAGTCTGCTGTTGCACCCTCAAATGTAATTTCTGTTCCAAATACACCAACGGCTGCTGGGTCTGCCCACTGAACACCATAGGTTGCACCTGATGCTGCTGTAAGTACTTGACCATTTGAGCCAACGCCTAAACGTGCTACTGCATCGTCTGCGCTACCAACTATTAAATCACCCTTAGCATCTACGACGCCTGCTGTGATAATATTCTTGCCGTTAACGGTGGCAGATGCACCTTCAACAACGAGACCATTCTTAATTCTAAAATCTTTATTTACTGTTGCCATTTTTATCTCCTTAGTTATGCCTTAAGTCCTGTGCGAGAATATCGTACAGTGACTGGCTTGATCGCAGGGTCTGGAGTGACTGTTAAAGCCACGGTATTTCCAGTGCGAGAAACATTAATGGTGCCAATATTCCCATCATTGTCAATTGTGCCATACTCATTAACAGATATATTTGTACCGTCAATAAGAATATCTATTTTAGTTGCGTAGAACTTATTATCTCCCGCAGTTGTTTTTGAAATTGAAACAGCATAGGTAACTGAACGAAATGCTGTTGCATCAAAGCTATCTATCGTTGTAGCATTTTCAATGCCATTAATTGTGCTCTCATTATTGCCTGCTGATGCAAGGTCAGTAGATTGAGCAGCAAGTGTGTCGATTAAGTCTACGTAATTTTCTTCAGTGGGTCTATCTCCTGTTTGGAATAGAGCCTTTACGCTTGAGAGTGATATTCTGGCCATGTTGATAGTATAACATGTGTTTAACTATATTATTAAAGAATATAGTTGCTATAGCCAATAACTTGAAGGCCAATTCCTGGGGGATTCCCAATAAGAGATTCAATCTGTATAGGAATAAACTTAACTCTAAACGGAAGAACCTCTGATACTACTGTTTGTCTGTTTTTATCTTTTATTTTTATAATTGAATAATTTATTGGATAAATACTTTTTGTTTTATTATTTAATTCATCAAGTATTAATGCTGTAGCCATTAATCTGTTACATCTTCAAGAATCTTCATGCTACCCTGAGCTACTGTCCAAACTCGTGAAGGGTCTGTCAACTGAATATCAAAAATGTCTCCTGTTTGAAGGTTTTGAGATTGTGCTGCTTCAAGCCAAACTGTAAATTCTCCCAAACCATCATTTGCATCTGGAGCGGGAGTTAAAATCATAACAGTTGTAGCATCATCTGTAATAACTCCAAGATTAGCAACACTGTTTGGTCTTTTAATTTTCATACTAATATCCCAATCAGGAATATTTAAAGCAACTTTTGCATCGTCTGTAGCATAGACTCTAAAACCAGAAGTATCTCCACGAACTACAGTCCAAAGAACTGTTGGTGGTTTATTTCCAATATCATAAGAGCTTGATGATCCACGAGTAGTTGCCATTTGTTTATTATATCACTATTAGGCTAATCCAGCCTTTAGTGCCCCCCATGTCCCGTTGCCTTTTGCCTCAACAATAATAATTCCTTCTGATGCTGCATGAGCTACAATGCCTACTGCGCCAGAGCCAGCTGCTGGACGTGTAGCTGTTAATCCACCAGACTCAGCAACATATAAAACATCTCCAGCAGAAAAACCAGAAGTATTAATACCTTCCATAACTCCTGCAACAACAGCAATTCCTTCTGAGTTGTTTGCTAAACTAGTTTTTAATAATCCTAAAATAGGAGATGTTGTTGAAATTGCTTTTGACACAGTTGTGATTGTTGTGTATCCTGTTACATATACAGGTGTTCCTGCTGCAAGTGTTGATCCCCCAGTATTTTTGACTTGAATTTGAAATTGTGATAATCCAAGTGGAGGTAAAATTATTTTTAATCTATCAGCTAATGCTTCAATATCTCCGTGTACATTTACGGGATCTGTTTCAAGTGGGTAAGGTAAATCATATATACCGTCATTAGTATTTCCAGTAGCCATAGTATATTTATTATACCACCTTCTGATCTGGGCATTTGACTTTGATAATAAAATTATGCTATACTTGGTAGTAACAACCCTGAAAAGGGTTTTTCGTTTCTAAGGAGGAAACAGATGAATATAACAAAAGATAAACAAAAACTCATCGGAATACTCACGATTATAGTAATGGCAGCACAAGGTTTAAATATTGCCAATGCTAGTGAACGCAACAATTTAAGTACGGAAAATGTAGCATCCGCAGATTCAGCCTCGAAAGAGGTTTTTTTGGTTTCTACAGAACAAAAATTAAAAAAGTTTGAAAACAAGGGTTCTCTAACCGATGGTGAACTCAAGGAACTTTTATACCTTGTTGGCTTTAGGGGCAACAATTTAAAGGAG